GGGCGGTTGATCCGCCCTTCTTTTTATTTTGATCAGAACAAGTTGCTGACGCGAACTCTTCTGTAGTAACGGTTGGTGTTCTGAGTAAGAGCACCCTGAGTAGTTGCAGCAGAACCATCCGCGAATGGGTTTGAGACCATGCCGTAGCGAGTCTTGAAACCGATTTTTGGCTGGAAGCTGTTCTCACCGATTGCACGAACCATCTGTAGTGGTACGTATGGGCAGTAGAAGATACCCGCGTCGAATGCAGATGCACCCTTATAACCAACTACGAGGTAGTTAGAACCTGCGTATGGGTCAATGTACACTCTGTAACGACCGTTTAGAACACCTGCGAAAGTGTTACCAGTTGGGTCAACTTCTAGTGAGTTGCTGTTAAGAGCAGGAGTGTAGTCAAGCACACCAGCCATCTGAAGTGCAGACGCAACGTCTGAAGAACAGATAACGATGTTACCCTTACCACGGCGAGTCTGGATAGCAATTGCGTTTGCTTCCTGTTCGATTTGGAACATTAGACCCTTGAACTTTTCAACAGACCAACGACCGTTTGCATCAACGTCAAGATCGAAGATGCCTGGTACCGCAGTTGCGACTGCACCACCAACAGCAGTTCCGTAGATCGTGCGAACAACTTCACGGTTGATTTCAGTCAAGATTTCAGCCTGAAGGATGTTTGCAAGTTCTGTTTCTGCGTCAAGACCATGAACAGCTTTCAAGTCCTGTGCAAGTTCAGTGGTGTATTCTGCTTTCAACGCACGTGTCTTTGCAGCTACAGTGACTTTCTCAATTGAGAATGCCATTTCTGCGAAGTTTGTGCCGCCGCCGTCACCAAGTGCTTCTGCAGCTGCAGTGGTCATACCAATGCCAGTGTCGAAGATTGATGTGTTTGGAACCGCACCACCAGTTGAGCCAGGTACTTCGCCGCCTGCACCAGAGAATGCAGTGTTTGCTTCGTTGTAGAAGACTTCAGCGCCGTTCTGTGCAGATTGACGTGAACGCATTGCGAAGATAAGACCAGTTGGTCCAGTCATTGGCTGAACGCCTGCAATGTCGTACGCAATCAAGTTTGGCATAGAACGTCTGATCAAAGAAATCAGAACTGGATCATAACCAGCGCCTGGTCCTGCGTCAGTTGCACCACCAGTGAAACCACCATTTGTGCCGACATCGTTAATTGGAGCTTCTGAAAGAAGAGAAGTCATGTTAACGGAGCGGTCGCCTTCTTGACGAAGAGCGTTCTCAGTGTTTTCTAGGATAGTAGCCGTGACCGACTTACGGTGATTATCGGTAATAGGTGAAAAAGAATCGTGCTCAAGGATTGGGCCCCACTTTTCCACAAGTTTTTGATAGTTTGACTGTGTCATTTGTTTCTATCTCCTTAGTGTTTTATTTACTGAATATATTTATAATATTTATTTTTTCAGTTTCATATTATGATTTTCTTGAGTTGAGAGCCTCAACGAGAGCATTAACTGAAGAATACTGAGAAACAGGTTTCTTAGGTGTTACTTCTTCAATCAGCACTTCGTCTTCTTCGTCAACAACATCATTTTCTTTTGGAGAAACAATCGTTCCTTTAAAGAATGACTCTTTAATTGTTTGAAGGTTCTCTTTATATTCGTCCAGATCAGTTGTATTCAAATTCTCTGAAAGAACTTTCAAACGTTCACGCTGAGACATGTTAAGATCACTGGTTGACTCCGCGAAGATTTCGCGAGCCTTTAGATCAGCAACTTCTTTTGCAAGACGAATATTTTCGTTTACAACGTCATTTGCTTTTTCTTCTAGGGTCGCATACTCTTCTTCGAGTTCAGAAACGATATCATATGTTTCTTCATCTACTTTGATGTTGTGTTCTGAGAACAAATCTTTTAAACCGTCCATCAAAGACTCGGCCATCTCTACCTTGATACCGGCTTCGATAGCAACTTCATTTTCTTCCATCCACTCCGTGACTACATAATCAAGGTATGCATCCAAGTTTTCGACCATTTCGGAAACTTTAGATTCTACTGCTTCAGACAATTCAGTTTCTAGTTTCTCATTAAGTTCTTCTTCAATTTTTTGAACTTTCTGAGTAACAGCTTCATTAACTGCAGCTTCAAAAACAACAGTTACTTTGTTCTTGAATTCTTCTGTAAGGTCCATGCCTTCAAAGATAGATGCGATTGATTCTTCAACTTCAACCACAATTTCTGCATCGTCGTCAGACACATCAACGTCTTCCGCTTTTACTTTTACAGTATCCATCTTTTCTGTTTTCGCAGGGGCATCAGCCTTTCTTTTCTTGTCTGTACCGCCTTCAGGTGTAACTGCACCAGCAGCGTGTGAAACACCATCGTCAGAGACAATTTTCTTTTCATCTGCCATTGTTTTTCTCCTTAAATCTGATTTGATTTATTATCACAAAAAGTATTTATAAAAATTCATTTTCTTAACGAACGAATAAATGTTTCGAACATTCGAGCTGCTGTTGATTCGTCAATACGCTTAGTTACCTTCCTGTATTCTTTTTCAACAGTTTCTTGAATTTCCTCAATTACTTCTTCAACTGGACGCTGAGCTATCCAATTACTAGACGCAACATCGTAGTAGAACTCAGTGTTTTCCATAATGCCATTTACAAAAGCATTAGGAGCTGAAGGGTCCGTAACAATGTCTACTGTCGCAAGATGAAAGTCTGGTTGAACTTCCATTACGCCATTCACTTGTTTTACCGATCCCAGCCCGCGAGTTGATACTCCACAGCGTACGCCTTCATCGATAAACGTTTTAACAATCTCTCCCATTGGAGT